ACTTTTTCTGCCCCATCCAGTGGCCATATCATTTTAATCCTTACGCTATTCTTAGAATTGCAGCAGAAGTTGTGAACGCTGGGAACTGAATTGTAAATGTTCCTGACGTTGCAGTTTTGTCTCCACCGAAATCTAAAACCGCTACAGCTGGATCTCCAGTTGCAGTGTCATTGTAAATTAAAGCGCCTCTCGCTGTTAACGTTACACCAGTGAAAGACAAATCATCAAAATCTGTAATAGCTGTGTTTGTAGCTACAGATGTTCCTACGTTTACAAGTGCTTTACCGCCTGATGTGTAACCTGATGAAGATACTTCGTTACCAGTTGTAAATGATGTTGTTGATTTTCCCAAAGTCGCAGCGTTAGTATACATTGCTAATTTGAATGTATTTCCTCCACCACCTGATGTTTTAAAGTTGTGCGTTGCTTCTAAAAGTTCTTTTTTAAAAGTGTTGCATATTGCGTTAGTTGTTATTGCCATGTTTTCTCCTTATAAATTTATGGTGACGGTGAAGGTATTTTAATTCGAGGAACTCCACTGTCGTATTCTCCTCTTCTTCGTCTACCCATTTGCTGTAGACCAAAAGCTTGTATGCTTTGATTATACCTGTCAGAATACAATTTGTATAGGTCTTCAGGTCCTTTCAAATATCCATATGTCTCTTTTAATACTCCATACAAAAGCATAGCTTCTTGATTTGTTGAAATAAACGTATTTGTAGATGCATCAAAATGTGGTGGATCTTTAATATAATTTATTTGCACAGTGTCTGCTGCAGCAGGAGTAGGAGCCACGAGAATCACTGCACCTGTTTGAACGTTATCCTCCCAGCTAGCAAAATATTTTGGAGTGCCCGTAGTTGAATCGTTAGGTGCAAATTCTGATATAAAGCTTGTATCTCTTTTTTCTAAAAATGTTCTGTTATTTGAACTATCAATAACTTGCACTGACCTTAAAATTATAGCGTCTGAAGGCAAAGACACATAACGATTACCCACTGTAAAATTAGAAGTAGCATATTTTCTTAAATCGTCATAATCAACTTGACCAGCAATATCTAACTCTACGTTTCTTATGAATTGATCTAAAATTGAATCTGATAAAACATTACTATCAACTTCTGTGTAGTTTCTTACTTGTGTTAAAAATGCTGAGTGTGTTATTGCCATTATGATATACTCACTGTTACAGATCCCACAATAGTTGAAGCTTCTCTTCTTCTATTTTGTAGTGATGGATCTCTTGGTTGCATAGATTGTTGTGATGTAGTTATTCCGTTACTTGTAATTGTTGTATCAAACGTCTCAAAAGCAAAATCACCAGGTAACGTAAGATTTGCAACACCAACTGTAATACCTCCAGAATCAGCTAATGTGGCATCATTTAATGCAACTGTTCTAGGTTGTTGAAATCTTTGAGGTCTAACTTTTTGTAAAGCAATAGCATCAGCTGTAACTTTCTTTCTTCTTATCTGAGGATGTTTAGGTTCGTATTCAGATATATGTACAAATGATCCGTTCCATTCTGTGACCATCTCACCATAAGGAAAAGCTTGTCCACTTCTATCTGATATTGCTAATGATCTATTACCGTTTGCGTATTTAGCCATTATGATACATTTGGAAAGTACGATTGAGGAGAAACATATAATGATGTTCTCTGACCATCTTCTTCCAAAGCCCTTTTCAATTCATCTTCATAAATAAGTTTCATCGCCTGTATTCTGTCAGGTGCTTTTTTCATAGATAAATAGTAAGCAAGACCTGCACACATACATGGCAAAAATCTGTAAGCTACATCTGCTTGTTGATCATTGTAAGCCGTAGCATCTTCAATTCTGTTAATTGTATAAAATTTAAGTGTTGTGTAAGTTGTTGCATCAGGAGCTACATACAAACTAATTGTTGGTGTAGTTTGTCTATCAACATAATATTGCGATGGTTGTCCTGTAGCCAATTTGTTAGGTAGAGCTGCATATGCAGATCTGTCAATTTTTGTAAGAGATACATCTTGTGTGCTTGGCCCATCAGAGGCTGCAGCTGTAGTTGATATGTAAGCTTCTAATACATCGTTTACATTTGAAGCCACTGAGTATGTTGCTGTTCCAGCCGTAAGTGCTTGTTCGTTAAGTTGAACTTTCCAAAGGTGTATACCTCTGTTACCCCAATCAGCAAATAATAAATTTAAAGATCTTCTGGCAGTTTTTAAATCGTAACCAGCCATGGGTCTTAGTCCACATCTTTCATAACCTTCATCGATGATTTCATCTATGTTTAAATTAAATGATGTTGATCCTGATGTTGCCATAATTAAAATCTCTTTTTAAATCCTATTCTAATTCTATCTTTGTTAATACCAATACCTACTTCTGATTTTTTATATATCTTATCATAACTTAATTCAGGATTAAACTTAGCTTTAGAATCTCTTATAACAGTAATTAAATTATCATCTTTATCGGCTTTAGTTCCTTTTGTTTCGAAAAAATTTAAGGAAAACTTACCTTTTGGATACATATTAACATCTCCACCAACGTCTCTTTTTAATATTGTTTTAACGTTTGTTGGTTTACCACCAACACCTTGTGCTTTACTTCTTTTTCTTGCAACGGCACTCCGTCTCTGGGAGTCTGTCATCCTTGCTGCTTTGGCAGCAGGCACGCACTTTGGATACTTTCGTTTTGAACCACTTGCAGATTTTCTTCCACATTCTTTATACCCTCCTCCTTTTTTGGGTGCAGATATATCTACCCATTTTTCTTGAAACCATTTTTTTAATCCACCTTTTTTCATACCTGCAGGAACACAATTAGGAACCATTTTATTTCCTTTTTTCTTCATGCCCTTTTGTTCGTATCCAACCCAGCATGAACCACGTTTAGACATCAATCATACCTTTATAATATTGCATGTATGATTTGTTTGAAACTTTTTTACCAGCTAAATCTCCTTTAACATATGAACCTATATATTCACCATCTTTAGCATTGATAGTTCTTAAAGTTTTAGCTTGTGCTGCGTGTGCTTTAGATGCTTTTTCTAATTTACTTGCAACTTGATTAATTTTGATAGAAGCTCCTTTTGAAGCTTTCTTAGGACCCCAATCTTTTTTCTTTTTACCAGATGGATCTTTAATTTTACCCGCACAAATTTTACTAGCATAGGCGTTAGCATATGCTGAGGGATACACAGCGAATTTTCGTTTAGCTGCAGCTTTGCCTCTAGGACATAGTTTAGTCATTTAATCTCCTTCTTTAGTGGCCACTTTGAGAGATGTTTTCTCCTTTGAGCGGTTGTACAACTTTTTTGATTGTATCACTTTCGGTCTAAATGTTCTAGACCTTACGACTTTTGCGATTGGATTTGATTTTGATGGCTCTAATAACTCTTCTTTTCTTCTTTTTTTCATCACGAGCACCTCTTAATTTGCCATCTATTTGAGCTGGTATTGATCCTCTTGTTATTGCCATTTTATTCTAGCCATGGTTTGTATATCACCTTTCCATCTTCTCTCATTGCTCTAAGAGGTTGATGTCTATTGTGATCTGTAGAATAGCAACAATGTACCCATCCACTTGTCGGTTCGTTATCACGGTAAAATTCTAATATAAGCTGGTCATATTCTAACTCTGATTTGATCCAAAGAGCTAGCTCTCTATTATCTACACCAGGCACTTCAAAATCTGCTGCAGCACAATTGTTGTCTGCTACATGGTGGCTGTTTACTGAACTTCCTATTTCATTACACAGCTGAGCACAACGGAATCCGCTAGATATAATTAACGGTTTTTCAAAGTGTGATCTAACTGGCTGTAATATATTTACAGCTAATGCTTTTAAATTTTCTATTTGTGCTGGATTAGGATTGTTATTGATCCCCTTCCTCTCAGCTATTTGGCTTTTGGTAAGCTCGTCTAAAGTTATGTTAGCAGTTAATTTCATTTTTTCTCCTCTATTTCATAAAAAAATTTATCTGTGTCTTCAGTTCTCCATTGACTAGAGTCCTCTACATTCCATTCGTTTGTTTGCACTTTCCAATCTGGTACATTATCCTTAACTGTAAATGAAGGAATGTCCCAAATCAACCTATTATTAGGTTGAGCTGCAAAATTACCATCATCTAAAGCTAAAACATGTGCACATTTATGTTCGTGTGGTATTTCAGAATGATCAGTATCTAAGATGTTAGCTTCAGGGTGAGCAAAATCAATGGTAAATAAATATTTGCCATGATGAAATTTTTTATCCTTTCCTATGTATTTACCAGCTTGCGATTCTAAAATATCCCAAGAAGTAACAGCAGGATAGTAACTAAAACAGTTCCATAAAACCAACTCATCAAGCCTACGTTTAGGAACATCATTTGGTTTAAACCCTCTTTGAATGAACGCAGATATCGGTAGACGATAGAAGACAGCTCCATTTTCCATAATACAATGAAAAAGAGGACTACGCCCCGTAATACTTGATAAACCAAAGATAATACAGTCTTCAACTTCTCCATGATGTTTTTTAAGATCATAAAGATACTCCCTTCTTATCTGTGCATACTGCACAGGTATGTTCGCGTTTAAGTAGCTCATTTATCATTTAACCCATACCATATTACCACACAAAGTAAAATCAGGGCTATAATAGTGTTAACAGGTATAAATGGCTCCATTATTCAGATATTCCCATTAACCATAGCATTAATAATATATAACAGATAGGTTCCATTATTGTATGTGAATTTTTTTAATTGTTTTAGAACCATCAATATTTAACTCAATTTCAGCCTCACCAGACCAGCATTGATATCTTACATTTTTACTGTACTGTCTCTCCGCCTCACGCTTGTGCTTCAAACAAGATCCCATCGACTCTTGTATACGTGCTTCTTTAATATCTCCTGATACAAACATTAACAATCCTACAACAGCCTCTATCATAATACTTTACCTTTGTTTGGTCCTTCTTTGATTCTATATTTATGTGTACCAGTAGCACCTATTTCCACTTCTTCTTTAAGGTCTTTAACAAAACGCATTTGTTTTGCTTTTTTCTGCATATCAGAAATATAGCTAATTACCTGTTTTATTATACGATCCGTTGCCATTGTAATACATATCCCTATTTTTATCTTTTAGTTCTTCAATATCTTCTAATACTTTATCCATTTGTTTTCTTAAAAATTCAATATTTACTTTGTTCAAAGACATGTTCTCAAGGTGTTTGTTAATCTTATCAGTGGTAGTAT